CTTGCTGTTTGTCGATGGAGGCAACATCGCCCCAGTTGACTTTCACGGGAACCTTGCCTTCCGCGATACGGCCTTTGTTGATCTCATCGAGTATAGCGGAGCGAGTGCCACTACCCGGTTGGGCTGACCGAGAGATCACATCAGCGGTGACTTGAGCCACAGCGCGATCCCTTTCTGTCCCGCCAAGACCAAGGGAGTCTTGGCTAGATGTGGTTCCAGATGTAGTTGCTGGTGCCGCAACAGATGGGTCAAAATTGTATTTGGACTTTACGGCATCCACCCCTTGTTTATCTAGGATCTTTTGGACGCGGTCAGCCGATGTAACCGGACGCAGAGGAGATGTGCCCGGGGCAATGGAAACGGGAGGGGTAGCAGGTGCGGCTGGGGTAGCAGGTGCGGCTGGGGTAGCAGGTGCGGCTGGGGTAGCAGGTGCGGCTGGGGTAGCAGGTGCGGCTGGGGTAGCAAGTGCAGTCGGAGCAGACCAGCCCTTCGGTGGAGGTGGGCGATACCCAGCCTGAACAGCAGCATTATACCGAGCAGCGGTGCGTTCTAGCGCAGCCGCATCTGCTTTCTGCTCTTGATTCGGGATGTTTGTCCCGTAACGAGCCATGTTGTATTCACGTCGCGCTTCACGCTTTGCAATCTTTTCTCTACGGGTAGCCATACGGATGCCGGAATCCTGTATCCGGTTTCTGGAAAAAGCAAGTAGTAAAATCACGCACACACCAAAAACTTTCGTGTCGCAGAATCCCTCCGGGCGGAGCCCTGAATCGGAAGCAAGCCGACGTCACCGGATACCGGGTTCAAACGACCGCTTAAATTCGGGTCTTATGAATTACGTCTTCTTCTCTATAAAACTCTTTCCCCCTAGGTAATGTCAATCTTTCAGTTCATTCATTTAAGACCACCAAACTGAATGAACTGAATAATTGACATTAGTGCCTTTCCAGAAACTTTTCATTTCTCCACGCCGTGTAATAACCGCAATAAATTCGCGTTTAGTTCTTACGAGATTTCAGTAAGAAGTCACTTTTTACACGTCGTAGAGGTGAGCGCTAGACGTGCGCGATACCACATCAAGGTCACGCATCGTGCGGTATTGCCTCCCCCCGATACCCCCCGCTTCGCCATCTTTTGGTGGGTCAACGGCAACTAACCCGTGACGGGCACGCGCGAGGTCGACGGCAATGAACGCGGCGTCGCCCAAGTCGGGGGATGCTCCGGTGCGCGATTTGAGCTCCGTCTTGGTCTCAACTTTTACCCGGAGTCCTCCTGACTTCACCATATCGAAACGGCGGTTGCACATCTCTTTTGCCAGCTCGTTACCGACGCCGCATATCTGTTTGCACCTGAGTAGTTCCTTGCCCACGAACCACAGTTCGGCAACGCGGTTCATGTAGAGCTCCTCGCCCGTGAGTGAGCTGTTCATGCTGACCCGTCGATCTGAAGCCTTGCCGCCGAACTGCACGCGCAGGAATTGGTTTGACCACTCACCTGCAAGCACGTCACAGAACGGGCTGCCCGCACCCGTGGCGTCGATTGCCACGTTCTCTGGGGCAATGCCTAGCTTCTGACATTTGTCGCGGATCTGATGAACAATCTGGTATGTCCGCGGCACCGCCTTGTTTCCCGTATCGTCGTTGAGTTGTATGGTATCCTCGAAGCGGATTCCGTATTGACCGTTGGCGAAGATACCCACTCGCGCCACCTGCATAACGGTGCGGTCGCCGCCGTTGGTGAACGCAGGGTCAACACCCGCTATGAGTGTGGTGGGTCCGGAAAACTCTATCCTGTTCATTGCGCCGGAGTTTATCAACTCGGCCTCACCGTAGATTCCTTCGTTCTCGTCTGAGTCAAAGAACACGGCACGCACCATCCGGTAGTAGGCGCGGCTGGTTTCTCCGAGCAGCGCCTTGTCTTCCTCAATCTTCTCAGCGGTCGGCAAGAACGGATACTTGTTGTGTCCGAGCATGACGTTGGGGCTGCGCTCTCCGTCGAGGCGGATGTATTTCCCGCCCCACTTGGTGACCCATTCGTCGTCCACCTCGGGGGTTACTGAATCCCATCCGTCTCGTGGCGTTGACCAGACCCCGAACGCGTCCCAGCGAGACGCCGGGTTGCTCGCACCCTTGAACTCGAAGCGGGGGTTCTTGCTAAGGTTGGAGAGGGCGGCTTGTTGAATCGCTTCGCTTAGCTCGCCAAGCTCGTCCCCAATCAACAACACATGTTTTTGTTTAAGACCGATGAACTTACCGATCGCCTCCCGCGTCCGGCTTTTCTCGGCCGCGATTAGAGACAACCCTGCGCGGTCGAAGGTGCGCCCGTTCTCATCCACATAGTTGGCACTCCCAAGGGAGTCCCGGATGTTGATGGGGGCTCCGTCAATCACTGAGAGCAAAGAGATCACCGAACCCCATACCCGTTTGCGTGCCTCGCGTAGGGTGGTGCTTGTCATCAGGACAAGCGTGTCCCGTGGGCGGGCGAGCCAAGTAACAATGCCGTAGCCTGCGAGAGTGTGGGATTTTCCGGATGAGGCCGCACCTCCGATGGCAAGATATTTGTTGGTGAGGCACTCCCAAATGATCTTGTCCGCCCAAGGGTGCCTAATGAATAGGTGCTCGGGCAGATCGTCTCGGTTCCAGAGCATGTCCGCACAACGCCAGAAATAATACTCACGGGCTCGTGGCGCGTCGTGGTTGGCAAAGCCCCACAGCAACGCCGTGAGTGTGCTCGTCACCCCGATCAGGTAACCACCCACATCCATCATGTTAGAGTCAGGGTCGATTCGTGGTTCGAGCACTGACTGACGAACTTGCTTCTCTATTGGTTTTTTGCGTCTACCCATTTGATGTCGGGATCACCCTATCCACCTAAAACGGTTTGACAACAAATTGTTTTGGGTTCTACATTGACTCCGACCTTAACCGCTACTGTATGCCCGCCAAGAAAACACCAAGACCTCGCGCAAAGAAGAAATCAAAAGCACTAAAGCAAGCAGAAAAGGCAAGTGCGATGCGGCGCGACAGGGCAGCAGCCAAGACTCGCGTATTTGAGCTGCTGGAGCAGGGATGGAAGCAAGTCAAGATTGCTGACGAGCTAGGCATCCCAGTCTCGCGTGTGCGCACTTGGGTTCGCAGCGCTGGCCTAAGCAACACACGCGTCCCTAAACTCCCACAGAAACCTGAACCCCCAGAACCGGAACCGCTCGGTCCTGTGGAGCACCGGATACTGGCTCGTCAGCAGGAACGCGACGACATCGCCGCCGTGTCAGGTAGCCACTCTACCCCTGCCGACCAATACCAAGCGTTCATGGCTTCGAGCGCAATCAAGCTCTTGCGTGATGACATCGAGAAAGTGCGCGGGCCACGCACCGTGCGCGAGTTGAGCGAACTTGATCAACTCATCCGCCGCAGTCTTGGCCTTAACCCGAAAGGTGGCTCCAGCGCGGGCGGTGGACTCCAAATTGACATCTCCATCCTCAATGGAACTAAGGCCGTAAGAGGTGCGGTTGTGGTCGATGCGGAACCCTACGAGGAAGAGGACGACGATGAATGATCGACTGGTCGTAGGGATCGACAACGGACTTACCGGAGGCATGTGTGCCCTGTGTCCGGTATCCGGAAACGTGGTCGCTACATCGGCCATGCCTGTAAAGAAAAATGGAAAACGAAACGAGATATGCTCTGCCTCTCTTGTGGACTGGCTCAACTGCCTCGACCTCTTGGTTGACAAGGTGGTTGTTGAGGAGTCTCCCGCTCACGCTCCCTCGGCTGCGTCGCTGAGTTCCATGTCAATCTCCTTTGGGAAGATGGTCGGGGCATTTGAAGTTACCGGTTTCCGGGTGGTGCGTGTGCAAGTGCGCGACTGGCAACGGGAGATGCTAGGCAGGAAGATCCCGAAGGGGGCGACCAAACCCTTGGCTTTGGCCTACGCCCGCCGCCGCTGGCCAGATCAGGATTGGCTCGCGTCTGCACGTTGCAAGACACCCCATGACGGCATAGTCGATGCCGCTCTGATCGCCCTTTACGGTAGCGGTCTCAAATAATTCATAAAAAAGAATTGACGAGGGCCGTGTCGTCTGGTTAGGTGCCGTCCGACAAGGATCTGGCGCGGCGGGCGCTGGACTCCGAATAAACCAAACAGGCAACTAACCCGAACGAAGAACCATGAATACACAACCAACACCTGAGACGGATGCTGAGAACGACCTTCAATGTGAACTGGCTGCATGGGAGCTTTTGCGTGAGGCGCAGGCGGAGAACATCGGATGGCAAAACAAATGGCAGGTAGCAGTCGAAATGGCCGCGCTTGCACAAAACGAACTCGCCGCCGTCACCGCACAGCGGGACGAGGCGCGGGAAACAATCGCCACGATGGAAATTCGTCATGCCGCTGTAATGCTACACACTCAAAGCATTGTTGACGAAGCCAATCAATTTCGAGAGCAGCGCGACAGGCTAGCGGAGGCTCTGCGATACTGCCGCGAGGACTCAGCCGAACTACTCGGCGAGCGCGATTGGTGGCAATCCGAGCCGAGGTGTGATTACGCTAAGAGATGGCAAGAAACCCACGATAACCTGACCCGCGCCGACGAAGCCCTCCAATCCCTAACCCAGAACGCAAAAATATGAACACTGACACACCAAGAACAGATTGCATAGTTAAAAAATGCGATCAAAAAGACGCTGAAATGGCGTTCGCTATTATGACCGATCACGCTGATTGTCTGGAACGCGAACTAACCGCCGTCACCGCACAGCGGGACAGGCTGGCGGATAGTCTTTGTAGTGTTTTCAACTTAATTGACGAAGACCCACAATCAGCAAAAGACCTTGCCGAAACAACCCTCCAATCCCTAACCCCGAAGGAAGCATGAACAATACACCAACCACAAACGAAAGATGGAAGGCT